CCAGGCTGCTGACCAGTGAAGTCATTACTTCCAAGTCTTCCCGTCTTACACAAAAGGTAAGTTCAAGAAGACTCCAGATCTCGAGTCGACTGAATAAGAGAATTCAGAGAGCTGCTTACTAACCTTATCAATAGTACCTAAAGAGTAACTTTCATTAGTTAAACTTTCAAGGTTTCTTGTAAGGCTTTTAACAAACTGTCCGTATTCCTTAGCTTGCCGTTTACTCCATTTTACGGAAATATTCGTAAAATCGGTATACGCAAGTAAGTCCTCTGGACGATCTGGCCGAAAGTTTCGACCGACCATGAAGTCACGCGATCGGATCTTAGCATTCTCAGTTGCTCGTAAGAGCGCCAGCCCGTATAAATACAAAGCTGGGGAGAATATAAGGCCAAGGGATTCATAGAACCCGTTGGACAGTCCTTTCGAGACAGTAAGCTTATAGAAATTCTTCCAAAAGAAGTTTTCTTCGCTTATGGCTTGATCGACGGCCTTATACACCACTCTATCGTACAAAGTCGTACGTAGAGCAGAATACAGGTGATACCCATAACTAAAATTAATCAGTTGACTACCACCGTAAGTGTTCCAAACCTCCATGAAAGTGGACGTTAGGCGTGCGGAGTAAAGGTGTCGACATGATCCAAAATAAGTCCATAAAACTAAAAAGTTAATATCTGCTTTACGCGGATATGAACTTAATAGTTCTACAACCACATCAGAATCGGTAACAATTGACTTGTTATAAAGTTCTGCTAGTAAGGATCCTAACATGTAAGGTCTTCGACAGGAAATAAGAATATTCCCTGCACCGATCGGGCTGACTTCTCCTTTTGGAGAAACCAGTCTTTTCGCGAATTCCGCTAAATCGTTAGAAATAACAGATTTAGACATGTTAATCTGAACACCCAAACTATCCATAAGGTTTATATACTCTTTAGCAACATGATCATCGTTAATAACGATGTCATCTCCTAAGAGAGCATAATGGGAGAAAGAGAAATCTTTCCCTGCTTTCACAGCTGCCAGTTTAACTATCAAATGATGAGTTAGAGCTAGCATTGCCCAAGAAGAATAAGCACCCATTGGTTGCCCAACGGCGTATCTTACCTCCTGTCCTTTGAAATAATAAGGATATCCGACTACAAGGTCCTTCCAAGCCTCTCCATTAACTCCACAAGAGTTAAGGATAGTAACTTGTAAATCAATTGGTAGTCTATCTGTTGCGGCACTTAAGTCGAAACATGAGAACTTATGGCCTTCATTAGGCGAGTCCATTAATCTACTTAACGGAGCATCTTGGTTATGTGTTCCATCAGTATCATAACTTTCTAAAACCTTAAATATTTTAAGGTGTAGAGGTCGTAATACTAATTGGATCCACCAATTTGCCATTGCTACAATCCGAGCTTTACCAGCTTGGTCGTAAACAACAGATAACCTTCCTAATGGGAACCATCTCTCTACCCCTAATGTGCACATTAACACATATAAGGGACCATTGATGATCCATAGAGCGATTAGAGAGAACATATATATATAAGCCTTTTCGGCCCATAATATTGTTAAAACTCTATAAGCTATCTTAGGATAACCAATCAATGCTAAAGCATCGAGAGGTGCACCCCAAGTCGCCTTTTTCGCGACGGGACCCGCAGACTCAGAAATGAATCCGCGAATCGGACCAAAGGTTAATTTACTTCTACCTATGAATTTAACAGCTAACGACCCTATTTCTAGAGTCTTAGTAATTCCAGTGAAAGGATTAGTAATTGATCCTAGATCTGGTTTTACCTTAGTTGGAAAAGTTCTAAAGATAGAAAGTAAAGTAAGAATACATCGAGTAGTTGTTCTTGACTCCTCTGACATAGAAAGTTTTCTACGCAGAGCTGCAGGGATGATTACCGGCAGTCCATACTGGTTCACTCTAACACCAGGGGCTTTACGCTCCTTAACTGTGTTAGGTGTCCCAGCTAAATATAAGACAACTAAACGCAAGCACTCTTTCAAGTACTTGAACGTGAAGTTAAAACCATTAGTTTCAACTAATGTTTTTATACGTCTTATAAGTAGTTTATACTCTTGACAATCAGTCTCTCTCACAGCCCAGATGGCCATCTTTCGGAAGGCTTCAAACTCCTTAAGAGTTATCCACCCACTGATAGATGTCCTTTTAGCCAAAGAGTTAAGATTGTTATTAATTTTCATAGCAATTTTAATTTCTTACTAATTGGAACCTCTAGGGCTTTAGACGTTAACTGTCACAGCGTGCTAGGCTATGACTCGTACGGAGCTTTGGCTGCAACCGCATCCAAAGAGTTACCTAAAGGTAGTATATATTATATACCTTAGCCTATGCAGATACTCTAAGAGTACTTGCTTGTTCGCTCCACTTAAGGAGCCGAGGGCGCTGTTTGGGGACCATAGGCAGTTCACACAAGTATCAGTTGTCTCTGAGGGGCTGGTGTGAGAGAACCCTTGCG